TGTTTTTAAGAGATGAGGTAGATGTTGATGAAATTATTTTAAGAATACAGCAAAATGTTAGCGCCGATAAATTAGAGAACATTAGCCCCGTTGAGATATTAGCTGATTATGGTGGAGATGCAGTCAAAAGAAAGTTAAGGGGAATGAAAATAGAAATTCCTGGAGACAAAATTGAAAAAACTTTAACAGAAAGGGGGTCTGGAAGCGTTGCAAGTAAAGGAGAAGATTTGTTAGCAGACAATGTTTCTAATATTCAATCCACCAGAATTATTAAATCTTTAAAAAACTCAGCAAATAAAGTTGTTAAAACAGAAGGCATAAATCTTGAAAGTGGAATAGATGATTTAGCGCGAACCATTAAACAAAAAGTTGATCCTTTGTACGAAAAAGCCTTTACATTAAATACTAAAATAAAAAATTTAGATGTTTATAAATTTTTAGAAGTTCCAATAATTAAATCTGCTTATGAAAAAGCCAGAGTCGCTTATTTAGAAGAAACTCAAAGGAGAAATCCTGGAACTCCTGTTGTAATGGAGGATCTTGGAATCCCAAGTTTAGAAAAACTTTTAATCAAAAATGAAAATGGTCAAGTTATTGGCGTATCTAAAGAATTGCCATTAGCGTTTTTAGATCAAATTAAAAGAGCTGCCGATGGTGCTACATTTGCACTTAAAAAATCAACGGGCGCTGACAAAATAGACAGTCGAACAGTTGCCAATCGAAAAGACATTTCGAGTCAGTTTAGAGAGTTATTAAAAAATTCTGTTGATGGCGATGATTACATAAATGCTTTGTCACAATCCGCAGATAAATTTGCATTAAATGAAGCATACGATTTGGGCGTTAAAGCTAAAACATTAACTAAATCTAAATTAGGACAAACTGTAGATGACCAGTACCAATCATTAAACACACAAGCAGAAAAAGATGCTTATAAAATTGGTGCATTTCAAAACATACTTAATGAAATTGGTGAAACCGCAGATAGCACAAATCTTGCAGAAAAATTAATAAACAAACCAGCCTTGAAAGAAAAATTAAAAGTTTTATTCTCTGGCACTGCTGATCTTGAAAATTTTATAAATAGATTGAAAAGAGAGGATGTAATACATAAAACAGGTCAAAAAGTTTTATCAGGCGGGATAAAAGATTTGGATATTGGGCAGGGAGGATTTCTAGGATTTATATCAGATTTAGCAGTTGCCCTTGGAGAGCCAACTGGATCTGCTGGCATTAGATCACAAGCAAAAATAGCTCAACAAGGCAGTGATGCTTTTTTTGATGCTAGCACAAAACAACAAAAAGCATTTCAGGATATTATATTGGCTCAAGACCCAAAGAGACAAAAGGATATTTTTAATTTAATAAAAGAAATGCAAAAATCACAAATACAAAAATCTATAGGAAGCAATCTTTTAAAATCAGGATCTTTAAGAACCGCAACCCCATATTCAATAGAAGCATTAAACCAAACGCTATTTAAAGAATAACCCATGCCCCAAGCATCTGAACGAGTTGGTCGTTTTGGTGAATATCTCACAGCAGCAATCCTCTCTCAAGTTTCTGACACAGTAACCATCGTTCCACACAACGCATCCGCAGACATCATCTTTGAACACAACCTAAAGCTGTATAAGTGCCAGGTTAAAACGCAATCTGCAATAGAAGAGTGCAGAGGTAATTGGCGGTTTGATATGCGTAAAGGCCAACACGCAAAACACAGACAATATAAAAATAATGAGATAGATGTGTTTGCGTTTGTAGCAGTACCGCACAGAAATGTGGTCTTTTCCAAACCCTTAGACCAAGCTCAACTAACCATCGTTGATGAACACATGAAGAACAATGATGCTGTTAAAAACATCAAAGACATATTAAAAGATCTTAATTAAAGATTCTTAATATCAAATACAACTTCTTGATCCTTGTAATGCTTAACGGAGTTAATTCCTAATTGCAGGAAATACTCCGCTAAAGCTTGAGGATCTTTATTTTCCAATCCAGCTACATCTATCAAGGAACGCGCAATGTATCTGTTTACATAAACAGGCGTATTGTTGTTCCTCTCATTTAGAACTGGATCTTCAAAATCAAACAAGTTCATTGCTTTACTCCTAGACCTTTACCTCCTTAGAGTATTGGCCTAATTTATTACCCTCTCCGTCTACACCATGTACAAGCTGTAGTTCAAGGTCAATGTAATGCTTGGCTTTAAGTAAGTCTTCAATCTTATCAACCTTGTCTCTGGTAATAAGTTTTAATACATTACCCATTGACCATGACAATCCATTTGCGTAAATATACTCAATAGGTTGTATGCCATTGCCTTTATAATGGTTGCCACCTACCTGGTTATTGATCGCAAGCATATCAATTGCTTGATCCCATTCCTCTGGCGTTGCATTATCTATACTCATATTCTTCTCCTTTTTTTATAAATATATTTGCATATCATATAACTTTAGTGTAAATTTAACAACATTCAGATACAAAAAGGGAGTATTAGGAAATGACAGATACTAACGCGCAAGTGGATAGAGTATTTATCGACACGCAAGAATTAGCTAAACGCTGGGGCAAAAGCCCAAGAACACTAGAAAATTTACGCGGCAAAGATGAAGGCCCTAACTATTATAAGATCGGTGGTAAAGTTCTTTATGATCTATCAGAGATCAAGCAATTAGAAGAAAGCTCATACATTTCCAATGGCTCACGCAATATTTAGCCCTTCATCCTCAGATCGCTGGTTTAAATGTCCAGCGAGCGCGTACCTAAACTATTCAGCAGAATACAAGGTAGGCATCCCCGCGGCTACAGGAACACTTATCCATGAAATGTGCGAGATGCTATTAAAGGGCAGGCTCAAGGACATGACATTGCGTGACTATTGGTTAGGTAAGGTTCAAGTAGTCGAAGATTTTGAGATAGAAGTTGATGAGGATATGATTGCGTGCGCGGAAACTTATGTGGAGTACATATATAAAAGAAAAGAAGAGCTTGATGCAAAGATGTTGATAGAAGAAAAAGTCTATATGGATGAAATATCAACAAAGTGTTTTGGAACTGCTGACACAATTTTAATTGGTAAAGATCGCATCGCTGTTATTGATTTAAAGTCAGGTAAGTGGGGTGTAGATGTTGAAAGGAATAAGCAGTTAATGATTTATGGACTGGGTGCGCTCGCGCGGTATGGGGATGAAAACACCACCATGGAGCTGACCATTGTACAACCACGCGGTTGGCATAAAGATGGCGCGATTAGAACATACGAGATTACAGCTACCAATTTAGTTGATTGGGGCTACAACGATTTGAAACAAGCAACTGATGCTTGTGACGAAGAAAACCCACGATATGTTGCGGGAGATCATTGCAGATTCTGTAATGCCAAGGCAGATTGTGATACTTATAAAACTACTCTAGGAGAGAAATATGACTGAAGAAACTAAAAAAGAACCTATCTTTACAATCACACGCGAAGATGGAACTACTAACGAAGTTTTTGAATCTGATTTAGACGAAAAAACAATTCCATTGGCAAACGAGCTTACTAGCGTAAATCGCACAATACAAAGCTTAAGGGAGTCTGATCTATTTAAACAAGCTTTAAATCTCACTCAATCCCTTAGAAGCCTCGAGAGAGATGCAAGCAATTTAGCCACACAATTAGACTCTGCTTTGTCAGAAGACTCTAAAGTTGAGGTGGTTGAATGAGTCTAGCCGCAATACAAAAGAAAGGTAAGGTCAAACCGCCAAGGCTCATATGCTATGGCCCAGGCGGTATTGGTAAAACATCATTTGCAGCAAGCATGGATAAGTGCATCATCGTACAATCAGAAGATGGTATCGGAAAGATAAAGTGCGATCACTTTCCAGTAGCTAAAAGCTATGAAAAGTTTATGATCAATTTAACATCTTTACTTACAGAAGATCACGAATATCGTGTTGTATGTATTGATTCATTAGACTGGTTAGAAACTTTGTTATGGGATCATGTCTGTAAAGAAAATGGTTGGGCGCAAATAGATACACCAGCATATGGTAAAGGCTATGTTGCAGCTCTTGATAAGTGGAAAGAGTATGTTGAGGTTCTTAACAGACTCAGAGATGAAAAGTCTATGACTGTAATACAGATTGCACACAATCAGATTCGCAGATATGAAGACCCATCTAATGATCCACATGATCGACATGAAATCAAACTACATCGTAAAGCTGCTGACTTGTTGGTAGAACATAGCGATGCAGTCTTTTTTGCCAACTATAAAGTTGGAACTGTACAAGTCAAAGGCAAGATGGGTATGACTACCAAGACTGTTGCTGGCGATAGAACTATTTTTACTGAGCAAGCACCTGGTTATATGGCCAAGAACAGATATGGCTTG